CACATCATGAATACTAAAAAAATCACCATCACCGACTACAAGAACTATAAGGCCATTTACGAGGTGGATGCCGACATCGTTGCCGTTAAAGGCGACCTCCTAGTCGGAACCCACAGCATGAGTAATGTTGTCATGCCTATCAGCGAATGGCTTGAGATGGAGCTTGCCGACTACTCCGTGGAAAGCCACGTGCATTTCACCCTCAGTGAGGTCGTTTATGCCAAGGAAGGTCGCACCTCCGAGTTTGACCAGCACGGTCGGCTCAAGGGCAGCACCTCGTTCGCCACAAAGCTTTCACTCTGGCACAACGACTTCCCAAATGGTGGTCGCCACATCCCAACTGGCTTCCGTGGCTTCAGTGGCTTCCGCTGTGCTTCTCTCACCATCGATGGTGTCTCTTACAACCCAACTGGCTATTTAGCTGACCAATTCTTAGTTGACGGTGATTGGGTCACCAACTTCCGTCGCCTGTAACACTCTCACTGGGCGCAGCATCTTACACTGCATCACATCAAAAATCATAATATGAAAACAATATCAATCACACTACTCGCGCTTCTTAACGCATTGCCTCTGGTCGCTTACACGGCCGAAGATATCATTGCATCTACACTCATACTTGAAGCGGGCGGCGAATACGCTGAAGGCTCAATGGAAGCAGTTTATGAGGTCATATGCAATCGAGCATGGAAGCGCGATATGACACGGCGCGAAGTCTGCTTGCAACGCATGCAGTTTAGCTGCTGGAACTCTGGCAAGATCGACGCATTAGTTGCTAAGGCCAAGGCTCACAAGCGCTACTCAAAGGCACTCAGCATCGTATATAGCGCAAAGATTACCAACTACACTTTAGGCGCTGATCATTATCATGCAGACTACTGCTCGCCTTACTGGGCATCATCGATGACAGTAACTGTCAAGATCGGTCGCCACATCTTTTACAGGTAAACTCTTACTTTAATTAATAGAATATATAAACATGATTGAAACAAACAGTTTCCAAAATGGAAACACCTCAATAACAACACATATAAAATGAATACTAAAGAATATAACAAATTTATCGAAACAAAGCGCAAACACTCTGCCAGTTACGGATTTGATCCGCTTCCATTAATTGCGCCGCTATTTGAATGGCAAGCCCATGTATTAAAATGGGCAGTAATGAAAGGGCGTGCAGCATTGTTTGAGGATTGCGGACTTGGCAAAACTGCTCAGCAATTAGAATGGGCATCGCAAATTTTACGCAAGACGGGCGGCAGCGTGTTGATTCTCGCACCGTTGGCAGTTGGCGAGCAAACACGATTAGAAGGAGTCAAGTTTGGCATCCAAGCGAGCGTAGTTTCTGATCACTCGGAGATTGGCGGTCCTGGCATCTATATTACCAACTATGAAAAGCTAGAACACTTTGAATGTGGAGACTTTGCTGGAGTAGTTCTTGATGAAAGCTCCATATTAAAAAGCTTTACTGGCAAGACTCGTAAGCGATTAACAGAAGCATTTAAAGATACGCCTTATCGATTATGCTGCACTGCTACGCCATCGCCCAATGATTACACAGAGCTAGGACAGCACGCAGACTTTCTAGGAATTTGCACGCCAGATCAGATGCTTTGCACGTATTTCATCAATGATACATTTAATACTGGCGACTGGAGGTTAAAGAAGCATGCCGAGAATGAGTTCTGGAAGTGGCTGGCATCTTGGGCCGCATGTATTTCAAAGCCTTCTGATTTAGGATTTGATGATACCGGATATGATTTGCCAGAATTGCACATGAAAGATATCACAGTTGCAGTTGATCAGAGCGAGGAAACAGGCGATGACTTGTTTAGAATCGCGACACTAAGCGCGACGACTATGCATAAAGAAATGCGTTTGACGTGTCCGGCGCGATGCGATGCCGTCGCGAAAATGGTAAACAACTCAAGCGAAACTTGGATTGTATGGTGCAATACCAATCTCGAAGCCGACGAGCTAAAAAAGCGCATTCCTGGTGCCATTGAGGTTCGCGGCAGCGATAAGCCAGAAGTGAAACGAAAACGACTTGCTGATTTTTCACATGGTGATGTGCGCGTGATTATAACTAAACCAAGCATCGCCGGGTTTGGACTCAACTGGCAACACTGCTGGAATGTCGCATTTGTGGGCCTTAGCTATTCGTTTGAAGACTTCTATCAAGCGTTGCGCCGATCATATCGATTTGGCCAAACGCGAGAAGTCAATGCATTCGTGGTCCAAGCAGAAACAGAAGGAGCAATCATCAAATCAATCCAACGTAAAATTAAACAACATCAAACAATGCAAGAATCTATGAAAAAAGCAGCCGCAGAACTAAAGACAAGCGAAACAGAAACAATCGATGCCAAGATGGACATAACTACCACAGAGGGCGACGGATGGACTATTCATCACGGAGACTGTGTGCGAGTTGCTCGTGATAAAATTGCAGATCATTCAGTTGGCTTTTCTATATTCTCTCCACCATTTGCAGACTTGTTTACATACTCAGCAGATCCGCAAGATATGGGAAACTGTGAAGATATGGATGAGTTTATGAAGCACTTTGATTACTTGATTGAAGAAATGAAACGAATCATGATTCCTGGTCGAGAAGTTGCGGTCCACTGTGTTGATCTGCTTTCTACTAAGTGGAAGCACGGCAGCATTCAATTGCAGGACTTTAGCGGGGAGATCATTCGCGCATTCTGGAATCATGGCTTTCTATTTCATTCGCGCATTACAGTATGGAAGAATCCAGTCACTGAAATGCAGCGCACTAAAGCGCACGGACTGCTTTACAAAACCCTCAAAAAAGACAGCTCATCAAGCCGCGTAGGAGTGCCGGACTACTTGCTTGTATTTCGCGCGCCGGGCGAGTCTGTTATACCAGTAACGAAGTCGCCAGAAGACTACAGTGTTGATTGGTGGCAGGAAGTTGCGTCGCCAGTATGGATGACAGTCGATCAAGGGCGTGTTCTCAATCGGACTGGCGCAAGAGACAACGCAGACGAGAAACATATATGCCCACTCCAACTCGATATTATTGAGCGTGGCATTGAACTTTGGAGTAATCCTGGTGATCTTATTTACTCGCCATTCACTGGCATTGGTTCCGAAGGATGGGGCGCATTAACATTAGGACGCACGTTTGTCGGCAGTGAGCTAAAACAAAGCTATGCAGAGCAAGCTTGCGGCAATTTATCAAATGCAACAGCTCAAGGCAGTTTGGCACTTGTTTGATTAAAATATAAAAATCTATATAAACATGATTGAAACACATACACATGGCATATCCAGCTTTATGAGGTGGGCCGAAAGGCGCATTGCTGAAGAGGTCGAAGCTAATGAAGAATTTGAGCAACGCACAGGATCGACTGCTCCTTTAAAAGAATCAACGCATTTGCCGCATAGTCTTACAGACGAACAGAAGCGCAGCATGATTGATGCGGTTGATGATTTGCGTAGATTAGGTGTTGCGGCCAAAAAGGCATGCAACGAAGTTGGTCTGCATTTTTCAACTTACTTTCAATGGCGCAAAAAGTTTGGCATGGGAAGGTTTGAGGNATGAGTGAAGAAGAACNAGAAGAATGCCCGGCCTGCGATGGCTATGGCGAATTACCCGGCAACCCTAACACCAATGACTTTCCAACCTGCTCAGCCTGCAATGGCACTGGCATAAATTATGACGGATAAAGATTGTTTTATCCGACAACTCTAATAATCAATAACTCACCTATGAAGCTACTAGGACAAACACCCAGAACAGATCAAGCGCACTCCAAGATATTTAAGGAACTAGTATTAACCGACGACTGGAATCATGCATTGAATTGTATGCAGGACCACGCCGAGCGACTAGAAACAGAAGTTAATCAAGCCATTCTTCAAATTGAACAGTTGAGAGCGCAAATGGCACTTGCTAACTCTGGCATGCTTCAATTGGCTGCCAAAATGAAAGGCATGCATTGAGATACTACATCGGAATTGATTGCGGTCTGGATGGCGGCATCACAATGATCAATTGGAAAGGCAAGCTAATGCAGTCATCAATCATGCCAACAGTGCCAAACGGCAAAGGTCGCAAGATTGATTTGCATACATTGGCTGCCACAATCAAAGAGATTAGCAGGCATCCAGATCAATATACATTCATTGTTGAGAATCCGGGCGCACATGCACCAAGCGCAGCAGGACTTAGATCAATGACTTATTCGTTTGCGGCCGTGGAAACATTGCTGGCAGCTCATCAACTCAAGTATCATGTGGTGCTGAGCCAAAAATGGCAGAAGGTATTCTGGAGCAAACCAAAGATGCCAAAGGGCCAGAAGTTTAATACAAAGGCTGCTGCACTCAATATCGTCAATCAGATATTCCCAGGCGAAAAGTGGCTGAAGTCAGATCGTTGCACCAAGCCGCATGACGGCATGATTGATGCAGCATTACTAGCAGAGTATGGCAGAAGGCAAAACATTTAGATAAAACAATTATAAGAATAAAAATATGACCAAATACCTAGCAACCGATGAAGATGAAATACTGACAAAAGATAGTAGCAAGCTGATACAATTTGACGAAATCAATGCAAAGCTGATGGGCAATGCAGAGAGCTATTGCCACTCATGGCTGCCCGGCGGCAAGGTCAAAGGCGGCTCATACAGGATTGGCGGCATTGATGGATCAATCGGATCTTCTATGTCAATCAACCTTAGCACAGGCCAATGGTATGACCATGCGACCGAAGACAAGGGCGGGGACCTTATAGCTTTATATGCAGCAATAAACAATCTCAGCCAAGGCGATGCAGCCAGCGAGTTGCAAGGCGCCGTCAATATTGTGCGCATGACAAGGCCGGCAAAGCGTAAGCCATTAGCATCTGAGTCAGACTGGGAACACGCATTGACCAAGCCAGAAACACCAGCTCCAGAACACTGGGAGCATGGCAAGGCACACATTACTTACAAATACGCAGACGCATCAGGGCGGCCAGTTGGCGTGATCATGCGATGGAATTTGCCAGATGGCAGCAAGACAATCAGCCAGTGCAGTTGGATGCGCCATAAGAAGACTGACAGATGCACATGGAAGTGGCAGGCATTCAATGCGCCAAGACCGCTTTACAAAGGCGAACTGCTCAACAAGATGCCCGGCGCGGATGTTGTCATTGTGGAAGGTGAGAAGGCGGCAGATGCATTGGCATCCAAATTGCCAGATCATGTAGTGCTTTCATGGGCTGGTGGCAGCAAGGCAATCAATCAGAGCGATTGGACCGTGCTAGAAGGCAGGAATGTATCAATATGGTCAGATAACGATGCACCAGGGCGAACAGCCGCAAAGCAACTGCAAGACATCACAAAGGGCAATCTGATCGATGCACCAAGCGACAAGGCAGAAGGATGGGATGCAGCCGATGCAATCGCAGAAGGTTGGACCACCGAAGGCTTGCAGGAATTGATTGCAACAAGCGTCCAAAGGCAGACATTCAATGTAAGGTTTGGCAATGAAGGCGCACCAAGATCATTAGACGAAGCCAAGGCAAGGCGGCCAGATGTAATCATTGACGGGCTGCTGTATGCCAAATCAAAGCTGCTGATTGGCGGCGTTGCCAAGGCTGGCAAGTCTCACTTCGCAATGTCATTGGCATCTTGTATGGCTTCTGGGCAACCATTCTTGCAGTGGGCGGCCCCAGAACCTCAGCGCGTGCTGTATGTTGACTTTGAATTGCATGAGTGGGAGTTGAACGAGCGATGCGCATCTGCTTGCAATTGGGACATTCCTCAGAATCTAGCAACCCTGAGTCTCCGGCAGCACTACGATGTCAGAAGCACCATAGAGCTGAGCAGGGTGCTGAAGACGATACAGGCGAGCCAGTTCGATGTGATCATATTGGACTGCCTTTACAAATTCAACAGCGCAGAGGATGAGAATGACAACGCGGCCATGAAAGCCATTGGCTCTTGGATGGATGAAATAATTGCCAAGTATGGCATTACACCAATCTTGATTCACCACTTTGGCAAGGGTTCGCAATCTGGCAAAGAAGTCATTGACCGCTTCCGTGGCGCGTCATCTGTAGTTGGCGAAATGGATGGACTGATCTCAATCATCAGCCATGAGAATGAGGGATGCTACATTGTTGATAGTGTGGTCCGATCATTCAAATCAACGCCATCATTTGTTGCGCGCTGGGATTATCCACACTGGGTGCTGTCTGAAGATTTGGACGCAAGCAGGGCAGCCAAGCCGGGCGCAAAGAAGAAGCATGGAGATGACAAATTGTTGGCACAGATTCCATCTGGTGAAGAGCAGGCAGCATTCTTTGGCGACCTAAATTTGGACATGTGTAAGCACCAATTTGCCAGAAGAAGGGCAAAAATTGAAGCCATCCAAGTGGTCAAAATGGTCAATTCAGCAGGAAAACTTGAAAATGCCTTTTATGTATAAATCGGTCATTGAACATATTACAATATGTAACAGCAGGTGTAATATGATACAGCAGGCTTTAAGCCCAGTAAACAAGCGGTGTTTGCTGTTACACATTAACATCATACAACACAACAAAACGGCACTTAAAAGGCGTGTGGGGGGCATTTATGACCCACACTAAGCCTGCTTGAACATATTAATCAAATCCCTATAGGGTGATGTACCAGCAGGTCAATACATCTAACAACAGCTAAAAANATGTATTACACAAGTATTGACGAATAAAAAAAACTGACTAATCAATTGAAGCATGGAACAGAAATCATACATCAAAAGCAGAATGATATCATTCAGGATGCCAGAACCTCAAATTGAATTGCTGACACATTTAGCAATTCAAACAGGCCAAAGCAAATCAGAGGTTCTAAGAGCCGGACTTGAATTGGTTAAACAAAAAGTAATCAATCAAGGCAATTGATAATTCAATATCATATCTATAGCCATGAAAACTTACCCATACATCGAAGGAAAAGAAATGGCAATATATGATGACCCAGTTGATCACATGGAGCCAATCGAGAATCCTGAATATGCTGTTGCAGATATTATTACACGATTGATGGTGTTTCAATTGCAAGGTGGAGATTCAAAGAGAATAGCAGCACGCACAATGGTATTAGCTCAAACTGTAGGCATTGATGTTGGCAATGGTATTGTCACTAATGCTGATATTGCCAAGGCTTGTGGTATTACCAGGTCGGCTGTTTCACTTATGAGCAATGAATTACGAGATCAGTTAGGTCTTATCTCTCACAATAATCGCAGCCAACAAAACCGTAAAAACTGTAGAAACGCCAAACGATGAACAATACATACCTTACAACTCAACTAACTGACATCAGCCAGAAGATTAAACAACTCGATGTTGATGCTCTCAAACTAGCACAATCAGCCAAGGCCGAGATACTACAAGCAACCAGCATGGCCTGCAATGTCGGATCATTACTAAAGGAAGCGCAAGAGCTGACCGGCCGCAGCAACTACTCGAAGTGGCTGGAGGTTACATTCGGCCATGACTTTATTGATAGGGCCAAGCGATACCGTAAGGCATATGACGATCCAAGGCAGATGGCGCTGAGTATGGGCGTCATTCCAAACACGCAGAAAGCCCTAGAGACGACAGATCAACCCATCAAAGCTAAGCCAGACCGCAACATCGTTTACATTAATAAACTTACAGGATACCTTAGAACCGCAGAAACCATCTCAAATGTTGATCGTGTCGCATTACAGGGCATTATTGCACAACTTCGACGCCTTGGGCTGGTTTAATTTTATACTTCATGGATATTATCTCAACAACATTGACCAATCCTTGTCCATTGCCAAAGGAAAAGGGGCAATTAGGTAAGAGCCGGGGGCTATGCGCATGGGACTTAATTAAGCCAAGGTCACGATTCAAGACAATCAAAACGCAGCAAGAGATACAGGAGTGCAGCAAGCCTTCATTTGATCATCCTAAGATGCTACACATCTTAATTGATCGAGCGGCTGGATACGGTTGCAAAAAGCTTGCTAAGGCGCATGGTGGAAGTGCTGGCTCAATTAGTAAGTTCTGCCAGTCGATGGGCTTTGATATTATTAAGCCGCATGAGGTGATTGATCAGCAACCAAACCCAAAACATCTATCACTTGAAGAACGAGCGATCAAACTAATGGAAGAGGATAGAACCTCTGAATTAAAGAGCATTGCGAAATATGACGAGCAAAGGCACTGGGGCGCACAGGACCATCCAGCTACAACAGCATGGAAGGTTCAAAAGAGATACCACTCGGATATTGAATATAGAATATATCAAAACATACAAGTTCACATGCACTCATCGCTGGGCGCTGGTAAGTTTGTATCAAGGCGATTGAAGGAGGTATTAGGATGCACAGTGACAGAGTTTAAGGCACACCTTGAGCGAAACTTCCTTGATGGTATGACATGGGATAATAAAGGAGCGGGTAAAGATAATTGGCAAATTGATCACCTAAAGCCTCGCAGTTGGTTTAATCAGACAGATCCAAAGCAGTTTGCCGAGTGTTGGCATCATAGCAATCTACAGCCAGCATGGAGGACACACAACTACCGCAAGGGTAATCGATTTGGTGAAGAAAGAACACATGATGGATTCCAAGGCACACTTAAATTAGCATGATCTTATGTAAGTCATTGGTATACCCCTACTTAGGACACCTGTATTTTAAGCACCCTCAGAGGGTGAAGCGCCT